TACTTGCGGCCACAGCCATAAACGTGACCTTAAGTTTAAAGATGCTTCGCACCCTAACGGTGTTATCGGACTTGTCGCTGGCTGCTATAAGGGTGCAGCAGAGGGATGGGCAGGGCAAGCCAACAAGGAGTGGTGGTCTGGAGTAGTTGTTAAGCGTGAGGTATCTGACGGTATGTATGAGCCACAGTTTGTATCACAGGCAACACTAAAGGGGATGTATGGGAAAGCGTAGTAACTTCGAAAGAGTTGAACGTGATTACTACCCGACACCAATAGCTGCTGTTGAACCACTGATCCCGCACTTGCCTTACACGTTTGATTACGTAGAGCCATGTGCGGGTGATGCTAGACTGATACAGCATATAGATGAATTGACTGGAGGGCATGGGGAGTGCTTATATGCTTGCGACATTGATCCACGACACCCTGATGTATTTACCTTTGATGCTCTTACTTTGGATTTTGGTGGAAGGGGAGTAGTTGACTATTGCATTACAAACCCACCTTGGGATAGAAAGATATTACATCCGATGATTTCTCACTGGATGTACAGGTGTCCAACTTGGTTATTGTTTGATGCTGATTGGATGCACACAAAGCAGTCGGCTCTTTATATGTCGTATTGTACTAAAGTAGTAAGCGTTGGCAGAGTTAAGTGGATAGAAGGTAGCAAGAGCGTAGGTAAAGACAACTGCTCTTGGTATTGTTTTGATGCTTACGCTGATCCAACAAAGGCAACAGAGTTTTATGGTAGGACTATATAATGGACTTTAAAGAATATCAGAACAAGGCGGTAGCTTTTGCGATCTACCCTGCAACGCACAAGGTGTTGTACCCGACCTTGGGTTTGTGTGGTGAAGCTGGAGAGGTTGCTGAGAAGGTTAAGAAGCAAGTGCGTGACGGGGTGTTTAATCGACATGAGGTGGCAAAGGAACTGGGAGATGTCCTCTGGTATCTCACTAATGTGTGTAATGACATTGGTTATAACCTAGACGAAATTGCAGGTCTTAACATAGACAAGTTGCAAAGCCGTAAGAGACGAGATGTAATTCAAGGAAGTGGAGACAACAGATGACATGGTTTTGGAGATATGTAAACTTCCTAGCTACATGGCGGGAACATCGTAAAGCGATTAAACAGCTTAATCAGCTAACAACACGAGAGTTGAATGACATTGGTCTTAGTAGGTCAGACATTGACCGCCTAGTCTGGCTAGATGAAGATAAAGATAACCGAGGAAGAGAACTTAAATGAGCAACAACTATTTACCAACAGACTATCAGTCATTTATTCACAAGTCACGGTATGCACGATGGCAAGAAGGAACAGGCAACAGGGAGTCTTGGAGCGAGACAGTCACACGCTTCATGGACAACATTGTTATTCCCAAGACTGGTGATGACTCATACGTCCGAGAGATTGAACAAGCTATCCTATCGTTAGACGTAATGCCTAGTATGCGGTCATTGATGACAGCAGGTCCAGCCGCCTCACGCGACAATACTTCAATGTATAATTGCTCATACTTAGCAGTGAACAACATTAAGTCATTCGATCAAGCTATGTTCATCTTGTTGTGTGGCACAGGCGTAGGGTTCTCTGTAGAGCGTCAGAACGTATCTAAGCTACCAGAGGTGCCAGAGAAGATGTTTAATAGCGAGACTACTATCGTTGTTAAGGATAGCAAGGAGGGTTGGGCTAAGGCTCTTCGTCAATTGATTGCACTCCTATATAGTGGAGAGATTCCAAAGTGGGATGTATCAAAGGTACGACCAGCAGGTGCAAGACTTAAGACCTTTGGTGGTCGTGCATCAGGTCCAGCACCACTGATTGACTTGTTTAACTTTGCTATCAACACCTTTACTAATGCTAAGGGACGTAAGCTATCCTCTATTGAGTGTCACGACATCATGTGTAAAATTGGTGAAGTTGTGGTTGTCGGAGGTGTTCGTCGATCAGCTATGATCTCCTTGAGTAACCTATCTGATGATCGTATGCGTCATGCTAAGAGTGGTGCATGGTGGGAGAATGACAAGCAAAGAGCCTTGGCTAACAACTCTGTGTCATACACTGAGAAGCCAGATGCACTATCGTTTATGCGAGAGTGGACAGCACTGGTAGAGAGTGGATCAGGTGAACGTGGTATCTTTAATCGGGAGGCATCTAAGAAACAGGCTGGACTTAACGGACGGCGTGATGTAAACTACGAGTTTGGCACGAATCCTTGCAGCGAAATAATTTTGAGGCCAAGTCAGTTTTGCAACCTAACCGAGTGTGTAGTACGTTCTACTGATACTATAGAAGACCTAGAGCGTAAGGTACGCCTTGCGACTATTCTAGGTACCATACAGAGTACGTACACTCACTTCCCGTATCTAACAAAGGAGTGGACAGACAACACAGAGGAAGAGCGACTGTTAGGCGTAAGTCTTACGGGTATCATGGACAACACGTTAACGACACTTAAGAACAATGGCCTAGATAAGATGCTACGGCACCTTAAGCAAGTTGCAGTAGACACAAACAAAGAGTGGGCTGAACGTCTTGACATTCCTGTGGCTGCTGCTATTAGCTGTGTTAAGCCAAGTGGGACTGTTTCACAACTTGTTGACAGCAGCAGTGGGATTCATGCTAGACACAGCCCATACTACATCCGTACAGTACGTGGGGATATTAAAGACCCGCTAACTCAGTTTATGAAAGATAAGGGAGTGCCAAACGAACCATGCGTTATGAAGCCAGATACCACAGTGGTGTTCAGCTTCCCACAGAAGGCACCTACTGGTGCTGTATGTACCTCTGACATGTCTGCCATTGAGCAACTTGAGATGTGGTTAATGTATCAGCGAAATTGGTGTGAGCATAAGCCATCAGTGACAATCAACGTCAAGTCTGACGAATGGTTTGAGGTGGGTGCTTTTGTTTACAAGCACTTCGATGAGATGTCTGGTGTGTCGTTCCTACCGTACAGCGAACACACGTATCAACAGGCACCATATCAAGATTGTGGTAAGAGCGAATACGATATGCTTAAGTCAGTCATGCCTACCTCTATTGACTGGTCTGAGCTTGCAGACTATGAACAAGAGGACAATACATCAGGTAGTCAAACTATGGCTTGCTCTGGTGATAGTTGTGAGATCGTTGACCTAGTGTAACCCTACTACCTGAGCATGTGTTTAAACTGCTTACTTAACCCAAGGAGAGATCATGTATACTATCATTACCCGTAACAACTGTAAGTATTGTGACAAAGCTAAGGCTATGATGGACTTAGAGAAGATAAACTATGTAGTATTTAACGTAGAGTCCCCGCCGAACAAGTGGGTTCTGTCTCTTATGAAAGAGGCTACCATTAAGACTGTACCTCAAATCTTTGCTACCGATGGCAACCATATTGGTGGCTTCCGAGAACTTGAGACTTTGATGGGTTCTATCAACACTAGTAAGGAATACTGATGCAACTAGACTTGTTGTATACGTACCACAACCTAGAACCTAACGTGCAGACTAAGGTGTGTAAGAGTTGTGACATTGAGAAACCAGTATCGGAATTTAGGTTATACAGGAGAGCTACTGGAGACAGAGAGTCTAGGGACAGTAAATGTAAAACTTGCTCAAGGAGACAGTATGACGTAGCGGATCGACTTAGAAAAACAGCAAGTCCTTATGAGGGTAACTGTGGCTGTTGTGGCAAAGAAACCCCTAACCCTGTTTTAGACCACTGCCACAAAACTGAGGTGTTTAGGGGTTGGTTATGTTCTCCTTGTAACCTTGGTATCGGAACATTGGGTGACACCCTAAACGACATAACTAACGCCTTAACTTATTTAGAAAGAGCTTATGGTACAACAAGCACCTAAGAAGACTAAGCGTGAAACTACATATAAGGGGGCAGCAAAGAAGAAGACCTCTGGCCTAGTCCCAAAGACTGTCATGCAGGGTGAGCTAATCAAAGCCCTAAAGGAAAGTCAGCAGGTATTCATCTTAGGTCCAGCAGGTACTGGTAAGACGTATGTAACAGCGACACATGCAGCCGACCTCTACACAGCTAAGAAGATAGACAAGATCGTTATCACACGTCCTCACGTATCTGTAGGAAGGGAGCTAGGGTTCCTTAAGGGTGACTTACACGAGAAGACTATGCCTTGGGCATTGCCAGTGCTAGACGTGCTAGAGAAACACTTAGGTAAGGGTGCAGTGGAAACAGGTGTTAAGAATGGTAACATCGAAGTTGCGCCTATGGCACTAATGCGTGGACGTAGCTTTGAGAACGCCTTTATCATTGTCGATGAAACACAGAACATCACGCTGCACGAACTTAAGATGCTGCTGACAAGAGTGGGAGAGGGAACTACGATTGTACTGAACGGGGATGCTCAACAGAGTGATCTTAAAGAAGCTGATGGGTTGACGAAGGTTATTCATATTGCTAAGAAGCATATGTTGCCCGTAAACATTATTGAGTTTACTGTCGATGACATCGTAAGGTCTGACATCACAGCTATGTGGGTTAAGGCATTTGTAAAGGAGAAGTTATAGTGGCTAAATGGAATATGGAAAACCTAGCACATGCAGATGTGAAACAGCATGAGTACGACGAAGTAGATAATGTAAACAGCCCAGCGCACTACGGGTCTGGTAAGATTGAGTGTATTGAATACATCGAAGACTTCTTAACTCGTGAAGAGTACATTGGATACCTACGAGGGAATATAGCCAAGTACATGCACAGATGGCGATATAAGAACGGACTAGAAGACCTCAAGAAAGCTACTTGGTATCTTGACCGTTTAGCTGAGTTGGAGGAGCGTAAATGACTTTATTTGAGGGAGTTCTCCTGTTAAACTTAGGGGTGTCTCTATACTTAGCCTACAAGATAGGTGGCGTAGAGACTGACATAGTGATACTATACCAAGGGTTAGCCCAAGCTATTGGGGAAGAAGGTAAGACCTAGAATCAAAGAAGCCTCCCCAGTGAAAACTAGGGAGGCTTTTCTGTGTCTTTTGTGTGTGGGGTTACTTACCGAAGAACTTCGATATTGATCTCATGCCTATGCTGGCACTAACGATACCTCCGAGGGAATACTGATACCACTTTGGCATAGTATCAAGTGATGCAAAACCTGCTTGTA